CCGATTTCTACGGTCTGCAGGCTATGGTCGCACGCGAGATGTTTGTGGCCGGTGAATGTTTTGTGCGCCTGCGCCCGCGTCGCACTGAGGACGGGCTACTAGTGCCACTGCAATTGCAGCTTCTCCAGTCCGAGATGCTGCCCTTTGAGAAAACGGAGATGGACCCGAACGGCAACCCCATCCGCTGTGGGGTTGAGTTCGATCTGATCGGCCGGCGGGTGGCTTATCACTTCCGCCGCCGTCACCCGGGCGACAGCACGGATCAGCGGGTGGCGGTGCCTGAGACGGTGCGCGTGTCGGCTGAGGAGGTGCTGCACATCTATCGGCCGATTGATGCAGGCCAGATCCGCGGCCTGCCGCATGTGGCACCGGCCATGGTGCGGCTGTTCTTGCTCGACCAGTACGACGATGCGGAACTTGATCGGAAGAAGACCGCGGCGATGTTTGCGGGCTTCATCACGAAGACCGCCCCCGAGGACCCGATGATGGGAGAGGGCGCTGCTGATCTCGACGGGGCCGCCATCGCGAGCCTCGAGCCCGGCACCATGCAGGTGCTGCTGCCGGGTGAGGATGTGAAGTTCTCAAGCCCCGCTGATGTTGGTGGTGGCTATGAGGCGTTCCAGTACCGGACACTCTTAGCGGTCTCGGCCTCGCTGGGTTTGCCTTATCATCTCGTCACGGGCGATGTCCGGCAGGCGAACTACTCGTCCTTGCGTGCCGAACTCGTCGAGTTCCGGCGGCGGATTGGCCAATTGCAGCATGGTGTCATGGCGCATCAGCTGTGCCGTCCCATTTGGCGGCGCTGGCTGGAGACGGCGGTGCTGTCGGGCGCGCTCAATACAGACCCCGCTGACGCGCGCGCAGTGCAATGGATCCCGCCAAGGTGGGACTGGGTTGATCCGCTCAAAGACATCCAAGCGCAGGTGCTCGCAATGGGGGCAGGCATTACCTCGCGGCGCAAGGTGGTCGAGGGTACCGGCTACGATATCGAAGAGGTCGATCGTGAGAACGCTGCGGATGCCAAGCGCGCATCGGATCTGGGGCTGACTTATCGCGCCAGCCCGGGCGAGACGCAGGGTGCACGGGCGACGCCAACCCAGGTGCCGGAAACGAATTCTAATGTCGGACCGTCCGACTTTAGCCGGGCAAACAACCCCGAAGAGGAATAACCCCATGAAATCCTGGTACACGATCCGCGCCCGTTCCTCGGGCACGGAAGTGCTGATCTATGACGAAATCGGCGCTTACGGCGTCACAGCGAAGGGCTTTCTGGCGGAGTTGGGTGCCTTGCCTGATGATGCGACCATTGATCTGCGGCTCAACAGCCCCGGCGGCTCAGTCTTTGATGCGGTGGCGATCTACAATGCGCTGAGACGCCATCTGGGCGAGGTCACTGTTTGGATTGACGGCATTGCCGCCTCGGCCGCGAGCTACATCGCCATGGCGGGCGACACGATCGTGATGCCAGAAAACGCCTTCCTGATGATCCATGACCCTTCAGGTCTTGTGATGGGCACGGCCGAGGATATGCGGTCCACCGCCGAGGCGCTTGACAAGGTCAAGGTCAGCTTGATCCAGGGCTACGCGACCAAGTCCGGCAAGCCCGATGAAGAGATCGCCGCCCTCATGGCGGCAGAGACTTGGCTTGATGCAACCGAGGCTTTGGATCTTGGCCTGATTGACCGGATCGCAGAGCCCGTGAAGCTCGCCGCCTCCTTTGATGTGGCACGCTTCCGCAATGCGCCACCAGCGGTGCTCGAGGCCGCCGCAGACGCTCATCCGCCGCCTGCCAGTTTTGGCTCCCAGGATGAAGACCCCAGCCCGGCTGCGGTCCCCTTAGGCGACATCGATGCACCTGTTGGCCGCCCTGAGGCCCTATCCAGTGACACCGGTGACGCGCTGCAGGACCAAGGGTCGCCCAACAGCGAGGGCGGGACGCTAACTGTCGAGAACGCGAAGCCGCCTAACCTGACCTCCGCGGATCCCAGCCCCATCGACCATGGGGCATCAAGCGCGCCTGCAATCCGCGCCGAGGCGATGGCCCATGCCCGCGCGGTCATCGACCTTTGCCGCCTTGCAGGCCAGCCGCAGATGGTGGGCCGCTTTCTTGAGGAGGACACGAGCCTTGATACGGTCCGCGTCCGCCTTCTCGCGGCCAAGGCGGACGCGACCCCCGAGATCACCCTGAGCGCCCACGCACAGCCTGGACGCGCAGCCTCCCTCCATCCCTGGGGCGAGGTCATCGCCCGCACCTTTAAGACGAAAGGATAAGCCTCCATGACCATGCTCACTGAAGGCCAACACGCAGGCGGCTTTCTCGTCTGGGAAGTGCTCCGCGACTTCACCCGAGAAACCGTCACCATTGCCTCCGGCGCTGGATCGCTCGAGCCCGGCTCCGTGCTTGGCAAGATCACCACGGGTGGCAAATACACCCGCCTTGCACCGGCCGCGACCAACGGCAGCCAAACCCCCGCTGCCATTCTCTGGGCCGCGGTCGACGCAAGTGCGGCTGACGCCCTTGGCGTTGTGATCCTGCGTGGGCCCGCGCTCGTCAACCGACATGAACTTGTGTGGCCCGAGGGGGCTACGGAGGTCCAGATCACGGCAGCCACCACGGCACTGGCGGCGCTCGGCATCGTCCTGCGCTGAGCGTTGGGTCGGGCCTAAAGACACTCACATCAAGGAGGTTGGCATATGGCCACCATGGATATCTTTGAAGGCGATGCCTTCTCCGTCATTGAGCTCACACGTGCCTTGGAGAATATTCCCTTCAAGCCTGCGACCTTGTCCGGCTCGGGTCTCTTCGGTGAGCGCGGGGTGCGCACGCGCACTGTTGTTATCGAAAGCCGGGATGGGACCTTGTCACTGATCCCGTTCTCTGAGCGCGGATCATCCTATGACCAGCAATCCCCAGAAAGCCGTCAGGTCCGTGCCTTTGTGTGCCGGCAGTTCAAAAAGCAGGATGTGCTGTGGGCCTCAGAAATCCAGGGCATTCGTGAGTTCGGCTCAGAAAGCGTCACGCAGCAGGCGCAGGCCGAAGTTGCGCGCCGGATGCGGCGCCTGAGAGCGGATGCCGAAGCGACTTTTGAGTATCATTTGCTGAATGGGCTTCAGGGTTTGGTGAAGGATCCTCGTGATGGCTCAGTGGTGATCAACTTCGCTACGGAGTTTGGCATCACGCCGGCTGCAGAGATCGATTTTGATCTTGATAACCAGTCGCCGGCATCTGGGGCGCTCAGGAAGCGCTGCCAGGCTTTGATCGAAAGCGTTGAGGAGAGCCTCGGCGGGCTTGCGGTGGGGCCTGTGCAGTTGCGCGCGGAATGTGGTTCGGCCTTCTTTGCCGATCTGGTCGCGCATAAGGAGATCCGGGAGACCTATCTCAACACGGCAGCCGCCAATGAGTTGCGGGGCAGGGCGGTGGATGAGTTCACCTTTGGTGGCATCACCTTCCGCCGGTATGGAGGCAGTGCCACGATCGGTGTGCCAACGGACAAGGCCTACTTTTATCCGCAGGGCATTGAGGGGCTTTTTGAGATCTACTTTGCCCCGGCGGATACATTCGAGACGGTCAATACGATTGGGTTGCCGCTTTATGCGCGCATGATCCCCGATCGCGACCGCGATGAATGGGTGCGCCTTGAGATCGAGAGCAACCCCCTGCCGATCTGTACGCGCCCGCAGGTCCTGCGCGCGGGCCGGCGGACCTGATGACGGCCTTCGCAGACGCGCTGGAGGTGCTTTTTGCGGATAAGAACATCGCCGTCGAGATTTGGTATCGTGACGGGGCAGGGGCCTTCACACGGGCGCGGGGCATCCTGCGTCGCCCTGACGAAATCACAGAGTTTGGCGCGGCGCGGCTTCTCTCAGACACCACCCGGATCGACGTCCGGGTGGCAGACATTCCCAATCCGCGACCGCAGGAGCAGATCCTGATAGGAGATGAGACATTTTTGATTGAGGGTGAGCCGCGCCAAGATCGGGAGCGGCTCATCTGGACAATGACCCTCTGCCCCGCGTGAGTGCGATGCATCTGAGCCTCAACATTGATCCTGACATTGTGGCGCTCATGCGGGAAGAGATTGCCACCGGCGAGCGTGCGGTGTCGACGGCGATCCGCGAAGCCAGCACGCGCCTGAAGTCAGCCTGGCGCGGCCAGATTACGGGCGCGGGGCTTGGCACCAGGTTGGCGCGCAGCATTCGGTCTGCGCAATATCCAAAGGGCAAACCCAGTCTGAACGCGGCGGCTCTGGTCTGGTCGAAGGCCCCGGTCATTCTTGGGGCGCACAACACAGGGCCAATGATCCGCTCGAAGAACGGCTTTTGGCTCGCGATCCCCACGCCCGCGGCTGGTAAATCCGCCCGCGGCGGCCGGATCTCCCCCGGCGAATGGGAGCGCCGTACTGGCTTGAGGTTGCGGTTTATCTATCGACACCAGGGGCCGAGCCTCTTGGTGGCTGAGGGGCGGCTCAACACCAAAGGCCGGGCTGTGGCGTCGCGCTCGAAGACCGGTCGGGGCCTCCTGACCGCACCAATCTTTTTGCTCGTGCCGCAGGTGCGGCTGGAGAAGCGGCTCAATTTGGCCGCCGCCGCGGAGGCGGAGTTGGGACGTGTGCCGGGAGCGATTGTGGCAAGCTGGGTGGAAGGTCAATGGTGAAGGGCTATGGCAAGGTGGGTCGACAGCTCAAGTCTTATGGCATATATTGCCAATGCAGGGGCAGGAGGCAGCTATGGGTACTCGAAACGTTGTGTTGACCGACAGCCAGTCCGTGCTGATCGATCAGCTGGTGGCTTCAGGGCGATATCAAAACGCTTCTGAAGCTTTGCGCGCGGGCTTGCGTCTTCTTGAGCGTGAAGAGGCTGAGCTTGGCGAACTTCGCGACCGGCTATCGTCCGGTCTCTCGCAGGCGCGCCACGGTGAATTGGCACAGGGCAGTGGCGAAGAGGCCATTCGGCGCGCATTTGCATCCGCGCGCGCCAAGAACTAATGCCAAAACCTTGGCGTCTTACGCGCCAGGCCGGCGCCTCCCTCGAAGAGATTGCGCTCTGGACTGCAGAGACATTTGGGCCTTTGCAAGCCGCAGCCTATGAAGAGGATCTGATTGCTCGCTGTGCTGCGATTGCGGCCGGTGTTGCCATCTCGCAGGATTGTCGCAAGCTGATCGACCCTGATTTGCCAGAGGACTTGCGCTTCACGCGTGTAGGCCAGCACTTCGTCGTCTTCGTCGAGTACCCTGATCAGATCGTCATCATCGACGTGCTGCATAGCCGAAGTGATTTGCCTCGACGTCTTATGGGGCTTGGACCCGGTACGTCGAAGTACGATTAAACTTCCGGGCTCTATCCCGGAACAGCGGGACCACAATGCCGACAGCCCGAGAAATCATCTTAACCGCCTTGGCAGATGCCTTTCGCACGATCCCGCATGTGCCGGTTCTGCGCGGCGAGGTCCTGCCTGAGCGCGTGCCCACGGCTGGTCTGCTGATCCTACGCGACGGCAACCCCGGCGATCCGGAGGTTACACTGTCCCCGCTGCGCTATCACTACCAGCACCGGGCTGAACTTGAGGTCATCGTGCAGGCAAGCGGTGATCGTGATACAAGGTTTGACCAACTCATCGCCCGGATTGGTGCAGCCATCGCAGTTCAGCGTACATTGGGTGGGCTCTGCGACTGGGTCGAGGCGGCGGCACCTGAGCCTGTCGATCTCGCTGTTGACGGCGCAGCCAGCCTAAAGGCGGCCGTCGTTCCCGTCATACTAAACTACTCGCTGGCCGATCCACTTGGCTGAGCGGGTTCCGGGGGCGGGGTTATCATTCTCAGATGGCCCTCGATCATCGCGCCAGCTTCTACGGTCAATTTGGTGTAATGAACTGAGCCGTTGATTTGGCCGGAATGGGCAACGCGGACATCCTCCGCGATGACTGCACCAACGACAACGCCTTCAATCGTTGCCTGCTTGGCCGTGATGTCGCCCTTGACATTGGCCCAGTGCTCAATCGTCACGATCTCGCCGGTAATGTTGCCGACAATACGCGCTTGAACAAGTAATGGGCCTTTGGTGGTGATATCGCCCGTGACTTCGAGATCCGGTGCGAGGACGGAAGGTTTTGCAGTGCTTGGTGTGAGAGTGGTCATTCGAGGTCTGCGTTCGGGTCGTGTCTGTACCAAAAGTGCGTTGGCTGCGCATATGCCACAGAATGAATTGACTTTGCACCATATGCAACTGGTGCGCCTTTAACCAAAATCCGCTGAAAAGGATACCAAAATGGCACGAGCCCATGGGGCGCGGGCGCAAATGGCGCTGGCGTTCGAGACCGTCTATGGCACTGCGCCCGCCACAGGGTTCCGCACGGTGCCCTTCGCCAGCACCACGCTCGGCTCTGAGCAACCACTGATTGCCTCGGAGCTCTTGGGCCAGGGGCGCGACCCGCTGGCCCCAATCAAGGATGCGGTCACGGCGGATGGCGATGTCGTAGTGCCGATTGATGTTGAGAACTTTGGCCTCTGGCTGAAGGCCGCCTTCGGAGGTCCCACGACCACCGGCACGACGCCCAAGACCCACACGTTCCAGTCGGGCAACTGGTCGCTGCCAAGCATGTCCATCGAGACGGGTATGCCCGAAGTACCGCGCTATGCGATGTACACGGGCTGCGTTTGCGACCAGCTGAGTTGGCAGATGTCCCGATCGGGGCTTCTGACTGCAACCGCACGGCTTGTGGCGCAAGGGGAGACCGCCGCCGCTGCCACGGCTGCAGGTACGACCACGGCCCTGTCGCAGCAGCGCTTTGGCCACTTCAACGGATCCATTACCCGCAATGGGATACCGCTCGGCAATGTCATCTCGGCGGAGGTCACCTATTCCAACGGGCTCGATCGGATTGAGACCATCCGCGCGGACGGCAAGATCGAGGGTGCGGATCCCGGAATGTCGTCACTGACCGGGCGGATGGAAGTGCGCTTTGCCGACACGGCCCTCATCACCCAAGCCCTAGATGGCACGCCTTGCGAGTTGATCTTCGCCTGGAGCCTTGGGGCAAGTGCCAGCTTCACCTTCACGGCCCATGCCGTCTACCTGCCGCGCCCCCGGATCGAAATTCCGGGGCCTCAGGGCATTCAGGCGACCTTCGAGTGGCAGGCGGCCAAGGCCGCAAGCCCTGCGCGCCTCTGTACCGCCGTCCTCGTCAACACTGTCGTTTCTTACTGAGAGACCAAAGCATGCTAACCCTTGATCTGACCAACACACCCTTTTGGTGTGACCTCGTCCCCGGCGTGCGCGTGAAGCTCCGCCCGCTCACCACGGCGCTGATGGTCGCGGCACGCAGCGATCCAGCGATTGCCGACCTGCCGAAAGAGGCGAGAACGGAGGAGGCGGCACTGGCGATGGCCAAGGCACTGGCGCGCACGGCGATCCTTGACTGGGAAGGAGTCGGAGATGCCGAGGGCGCGCCCTTGGTGGTCAGCCCCGAGGCCATCGACGCGCTGCTCGACATCTGGCCCATCTTCGAGGCGTTCCAGACGGTCTATGTCGCGAAGGGCCTGCTGCTGGACGCGGAAAAAAACGCCTCATCGCCCGTGCTGAGTGGGAGTTCGGCGGGGGCGACAGCTACTGCGCAGCATGTGGATCCAACTGCCCAGACTGCCCTGCACGACTGAACCAGCCGCTCACGGTTGAAGGTTGGCTGGTCTGGGACCTGGTCAGCCGCATGGGAGGTCAACTTCGCATCGTTCCCGGCGCGGTGATCGGCTGGGATATGGGCGCGGCCTTTGTCCTTGGTGCCGCCCTCGGTGTTCCGGCGCCTGCCATCGCAGAACTCTTGCCCGCCATCGAGGCGGCGATGGTGCGCTGCGTGAATGCGCAGATCGCCGCAAACCACGACTGACCTTCATCAACAGGACCTGTCCTCGCAATGGCCGAAAAGCGTATCTCTGTCAGGCTTGCGGCGGTGGGCGGCCGGCAAGTTCGTGCCGAGCTGGAAGGCGTGGGCGAGGCCGGATCCAAAGGCTTTGGACGTCTCTCACGCGAGATGGAGCTGGCCAATGCCCGTCTTGCGAGCTTTGCGCGCAAGGCCGGGCTTGCCCTTGGGGCTGCGGCCGCGGCAGCGACGGCGTCGTTGGGCCTCGTTGTGCGATCCACGGCACAAAGTGCCGCCGAGATTAGGCAGTTTGCCCAGATCGCCAATGCTGCGCCGGAGGCATTCCAGCGCTGGACGGCTGCCTCGATGACGGTCGGGATCGAACAAGAAAAACTCGCCGATATTCTGAAGGACGTGAACGACCGGGTGGGGGACTTCCTGCAGACGGGCGGCGGCCCGATGGCGGACTTTTTTGAGAAGATCGCGCCGAAGGTGGGGGTGACGGCTGAAGAGTTTGCACGGCTCTCGGGACCTGAGGCGCTGCAGCTTTATGTCTCAAGCTTGGAGAAGGCGGGCGTCAACAGCCAAGAGATGACCTTCTATCTCGAGGCGATGGCCTCGGATGCCACGCGGCTCATTCCCTTGCTGCAAGACGGTGGCGCGGAGATGGCGCGGTTGGGCGAGCGGGCGGCGGGGCTTGGGGTGGTGCTTGACCAAAGGGCGCTCAGCGCCTTGCGACGGGCAGAGTTGGCCCTGATCGGTGTGGGTCAGGTCTTTGAGGGCATGCGAAATCAGATCGGCGCGGCTTTGGCGCCTGCGGTGACGGCGCTGGCCGAGGGATTTTTGCGGCTTGCGGAGGTTGGTGGGCCCATCAATCGGGCCTTCACCACTGTGCTCGACAATCTTGGGAGGCTTACGGCCTATGCCGTAACCTTTGTCACGGTCATGGCCGGACGCTGGGTTGCTGGGCTGGCTGCTGCGGCCCTCTCCGTGAAGGGCCTCGCCACGGCGCTTGTCTTTCTGCGTGGTGCATTGATCCGCACTGGGATCGGCGCGCTGATCGTGGGCGCGGGCGAACTGGTCTATCAGTTCACGCAACTGGTGGGCAAAGTCGGCGGCGTTGGTGCAGCCTTCGGCCTCTTGCGGGATGTCGCGGCAGAGGCCTGGGACCGCATTGCGCTGGCGGCAACGGCCGCGTGGTCGCGCGTGGAGGCCGGCTGGGCCAACGCACAGGCGGGGATTTACGACGGGCTGCAATCGGCGCTGTCGGCTGTGGTAGCCTGGGGCAATTCTGCTGTCGGGACGTTCCAGGGCGCTTTTGACGGGGTGAAGGCGATCTGGGGCGCGCTGCCGCAGGCGATCGGGGATTTTGCCTATCAGGCGGCGAATGGGCTCATCGGTGGCGTCGAATCGATGTTGAATGCGGTGGTTACGCGCATCAACAGCTTCATCGAAGGTCTGAACGCGGCGCTGGCCCTCCTGCCTGATTGGGCGACGGGTGAAGGTGGTCTGAAGATTGGTACCTTGGAGGCGGTGGATCTTGGCGGGATTGCCAATCCCTTCGAAGGCGCAGCTTCAGCCGCAGGTACGGCCGCCGCAGATGCGTTCCGTGCCGCGATGGGCAAGACCTACATTGAGGCGCCGGATCTCCTCGGGGGCATGGCTGAGGCTGCACGTGGCCGCGCTACGGGATATGCCGAGGCGGCGGGTATGCTGTCAGTGGCTGCCTCCCGCCCGATGACGGCTTGGGAAACCCTCAAGGCAGCGATCACCGGCGCAGGGACAGAGGGTGAAGACGCGCTGACTGCGGCTGCGCAAGCCGCAGGCGCCGTGTCAGACGGGTTTGACGCGGCAGGCCAAGCGGCAGGCGGGGCGGGTGGCGCTGCCAAGAAGGCGGCAGAGGAGGCCTTGACCGGCTGGGCGCAGGTCACGAAGGCTTTGGCCGACTATGCCAAAGGCGCGATGGATTGGGGCAAGGGCCTCGGCGAGACGCTGACCTCCGCCTTCTCCTCGGCAGAAAGTGCCTTCCGCCAGTTTGTCACCACCGGCAAGTTCGACTTCAAATCACTGGTCTCTTCGATTCTTGCCGACCTTGCGACGCTGGCCTTCAAGAATGCGGTGCTGGGCCCACTGGCCTCAGCTCTGTCAGGTGCCTTTGGGGGCGGGCTCTTTGGCGGAGGCGCCGCCGTCCGGGCGAACCCGATGGTGAACGCCAGCATCTGGCACACAGGCGGCATGGTAGGCCAAAGCGCTCCGATGCGCAGCGTTCCTGCGGCGATCTTTACTGGTGCCCCGCGGATGCATGCAGGCGGCTGGGCCGGGCTCCGGCCGGATGAGGTTCCGGCCATTCTGCAGAGGGGCGAGCGCGTCCTGTCGCGCGCCGAGCTTGGTCGCGGAGCGGGAGGTATGCCGCCCGTCGCCGCCCATCTCAACGTCGATGCGCGCGGGGCGCAGATCGGGGTCGCCGAACAACTGGCCACGGTCCTGCGCAACGCGCAGCCTGAGTTCGAACGGATCGCCATCGCGGCCGTGGGCAATGCCATGCGCCGGGGACGTCTTGCATGAGCCTCATCGTGGATTTGCCCCGCACTTGGGTTGCGGGCCTCGAGCGGCGGCTCGTGACGGCCACGAGCCAGACCCAGTCCCCCTTCACGGGCAGCACGGAGGTGCAGGACTGGGGAGGCGAATGGTGGGAATACGAGATCGACTTCGCCGCGCAATCGGGGCCGCTGGCGCGCTCGGTCTCGGCCGCGCTCTCGGCCCTGGGCTCCGGGCGCGGTATCCTGCGTTTTGCCGATCCCTCGATTGAGCCAAAGAGCCTCAGCCAGACCATCACGCTTGATCTGCCGGTCTCCGGGGGCAACGTGCTTCAGACTCGGGGTTGGCCAGTGGGCCTGGCAGCCATGGCTTCGGGGGACTTCCTGACCATCGGGGTCGGTCGGGAAAGCCGCTTGCATCAGATCGCCTTTGATGCGGCGGCCAACATGAACGGGATCGCCACGTTGACGGTCTTTCCCGCCCTGAGGCGGGCACAGGCTGCAGGCACGGTGCTCGAGGTGAACCAGCCGCGTGTGCTTTTGCGCCCCACCGCGCCGGTCCCCACCCGCATCGAGCGCGGCGCCCGGCATCGCTTTACCTTATCGGCACGGGAGGCCCTATGAGCCGCGAGATCACGAGCGCCTTGGCGGAAGCGCTGGACGCGGGGGATCTCAGGCCTGCGATCTTCTTCGAGGGCGCTTTCCCCTCCGGCATGGTGCGTATCTGGACGGGGTCCGGCCCTTTGGACTGGGATGGCAAGAGCTGGACTGGGGTGGGTGTGCTTCTGGGGCTTGGCGCATTGGAAGAGACTTCCGATGTGGTGGCGGCAGGGACCACGGTCTCGCTCTCCGGCGTGCCACTTGATCTTGTGAGCCTTGCGATCGATGAGGCGCGCCAGGGTCTTCCGGGGCGCATCTGGTTCGCACTTCTGACCCCTGAGCGGAAGGTGATCGCCGATCCCGTGCAGGCCTTCTCGGGCCGCCTTGATGTGCCCGAACTACAGGAGGACGGGGAGACCTGCCGGATCACGATCAGCTATGAGAGCCGGCTCATCGATCTCGGGACCGCGCGTAGCTGGCGCTACACCCATGAGAGCCAGCAGGTTCTGCATCCCGGTGATAGGGGGTTCGAGCATGTGACGGCGATCCAGGACCGCGAGATCACCTGGGGGCGGGGGTGATGGGAACCGCCCGTGTCCCGCACTGGGAGCAAATCCTCGCATCAGCGATCCTTGCGGCCAGAGACCGCCCCTTCGCCTGGGGGCAGCATGACTGCGCAACCTGGGCCTTTGATCTCCGCCGCGATCTGACCGGCGGGCCGGATCATGCCGCGCTCTGGCGGGGTCAGTACCGGACGGCGCGCGGCTGCCTGCGCGTGCTCAACCTTCTGGGCTGGGAGACGCTCGAGGCTGGCGGGCGGGCACTGCTGGGGGCGCCGCTCGCCGATCCTCGGCTCGCGCAGCGGGGCGATCTGGTCCTGGGCGGCGCACCGGAGGCCTTCGGCGTGGTGGCAGGCGCTCATGTGATCTTTGTCGCGCCGGACGGGCTCGTGAGCCTACCGCTCTCGGTCGCACGCCTTGCCTGGAGAACCTGACCCATGCCCCCTGTGATCATCGGTGCCGTGGCGCTTGGCGGTGCGGCGATTGCGGCAGGCGGTGTGGCAGCTGCCTTTGCTGCGACGGGGCTCGTGGGCTTTGCCGCGAGCTTCGGGGCCTCGATGCTGCTCTCGGCCGCGGCCCAGGCGCTCATGCCCACACCGTCTCTGGGGCAGATGGAGCTGAAGGCCCGAACCGTGACAGTGCGCGAGCCCGTCATGCCGCGGGAGATGGTCTATGGCCGGGTCCGCAAGGGCGGTGTGATCGTCTTTCTGCATGCAACGGGGGAGACGGACAAATATCTCCACCTCGTAGTGGTTCTGGCGAGCCATTCCGTCAAATCGATCGGCGCCGTCTACTTCGAAGGTGAGGAGGCGGTCACGGTCTCCGGAGTGGCACGGGGTCGATGGGCCGGCAAGGTCTCGCTCGAGAAACGCCTCGGCCGGGGCGACCAGACGGCCTTTACGGGTCTGGTTGCGGCCGCACCGGCCTTCTGGACGGCCGCGCATCGTCTGGCAGGCTGTGCTGCGATCTATCTGCGACTGACCTATGATCCCGATGCCTTCCCGGGCGGGATCCCGAACATCACGGTCGATCTTGAGGGCAAGAACGACATCCTCGATCCGCGCACGGGCCTTCGGGGCTATAGCGAGAATGCCGCCCTGTGCCTCGCCGATTACATGGCCGAGCGCGATTACGGGATTGGGGCGGGGATCGGGGCGCAGGACGGGATCGAGGTCGAGAGCCTGATTGAGGCCGCGAACATCTGCGACGAGGCCGTGCCAATCGCGACCGGGGGGTTCGAGCCGCGCTACAGTTGCAACGGGGTGGTCTCGCTGGGCGAGCCGCCCAAGACCATTATTGAGGCGATGCTGACGGCTATGGCCGGGCGCGCAATCTGGCAGGCCGGGCAATGGCGTCTGCGGGCAGGGGCCTACCGGCTGCCGCTCGCCGTGCTGACGGCTGATGATGTGCGGGAGGGTGGCCTGACGCTCACCACCCGACAAAGCCGGGCGGCCAACTTCAATGCGGTGCGCGGTCAGTTCGTGAGCCCCGAGAACAACTGGCAGCCCGATGACTTCCCGGCCTGTGCGAGTGCGGCCTATCTCGCCGAGGACGGTGGTGAGCGGGTCTGGCGGGACATCTCGCTGCCCTTCACGATCTCGGCCTCGATGGCACAGCGGCTCGCGAAAATCGAACTTGAACGCGCGCGTCGGCAGATGCGGGTCAAGCTCTCGGGCAAGCTCAAGGCCTGGCGGGTGGCGGCGGGGGATACGGCCAATCTGCGCTATGAGCGCTGGGGCTTTGGCGGCGCAGGTCTGCCCGAGGGCAAGCCCTTCGAGGTGGAGGCCGTACGTCTCGATCTTGCGCAGGCGGGATCCGGGCCGCGGCTTGCGACTGAGTTGCTGCTGCGGGAGACCTCGCCGCTGGTCTATTCTTGGGATGCCTCCGAGGAGCGGATCTATCAGGCGGCGCCGCGCACGACACTTCCCTCGGCCTTCGACATTCCGGCGCCCGGCGCGCCGCAGGGCGAGGAGGAGCTTTACGTGACCCGCGACGGCTCGGCGGTGAAGGTGCTCTTGCGCATCCGCTGGGCACCTGCCGCCTCGGGCTTTGTCGACACCTATCAGGTCGAGACCCGGCAGGAGGGGGAGCCTTGGATGGATCAGGGCCGAACTTCTGGCACGGTTCTGGAGGTGCGCGACATCCGCCCAGGCATCTGGGCCTTCCGGGTGAAGGCGATCTCGGTTCTCGGCGTCTCCTCGGTCTGGCGTGAGGGGACACGCGAGGTGGTGGGGCTGACCGCGCCGCCTGCGGCCCTTGAGGGTCTGACGATCCAGAGTGCCGGTGGCCTCGCAGTTCTCAAATGGCAGCGGTCGGTGGACGTCGATGTGCGTGTGGGCGGCAATGTCGTGATCCGGCATAGCAAGGAGGCGGTTGCAAGCTGGGCCAATTCCACGCTTATGGACCGCGTCTCCGGGGGCGAGGCGATTGCCGTCGTTCCGCTGAAGCCCGGGACCTATCTCTTGCGGGCCGAGGACAGCGAGGGCCGGATCGGCCCGGTGAGCACGATCACGACCAAGGGCGTGCAGGTTCTGAGTTTTGCCCAGCTCAACCGTCTGGTGGCCGAGCCGCAATTTGCCGGCACCAAGACCAACGTCGTGGCGGTCGGGGGTACGCTCAAGCTTGCGAGTGCGCCCGATGCTACGGGGAGGCCGCAGGTTTTGTCTGAGGAGGGCCTCTACGCCTTCCCCGCGCGGCTCGACTTCGGCCGCCTCAGGCGGGTGCGCTTGCGCTCAGACATCCGGGTCGGTGCCTCGGCGCTCTCGGATTACATCGACGACCGCATGACCCCGATCGATCTCTGGGCCGACTTCGACGGCTCGGAGGGGGCGGATATCGACGTGGTCCTCGAGGTCAGAGAAACCGACGATGATCCGGCGGGCGCGGCACCTGTCTGGGGACCTTGGGGCCGGATCGACAATAGCGAGATCGAGGCGCGGGCGGTTGAAGCGCGGGCCTGGCTCCGGACGCAGGACCCGGCCTTCACGCCGATCGTCTCGGAATTGCGGCTCGTGGCAGAAGAGGTGGTGTGATGGCGCAAGCGCCCAGCTTTGTGATCCAGAACGACAATGGCGCGGCGGTGCGGGCTCAGATCAACCAGGTGCTGGCCGCAGTGGTGACAACGCATAGCGGTAGCACGGTACCCACCGCTACTGCGCCGGGCATGCTCTGGCTCGATACCAGCACCTCGCCGCCCACGCTCCGCATCAGGGACGCCTCCGGCAGTGTCTTCGAGGCGCTGCTTGATGGCGGTGTCTACTGAACGCGACCGGCTACGCAGAACCACAAACGCCCATGGGAGGCACCCATGTCCGATCCCGGATTCCTTGAAACCCTGAACAGCCTCTTCGGGGGCGCGCTGACGACGCTTATCGGCGCAGTGACGGGGCGGCTCATGTATCATTCGGGCGAGGTGAAGCTCGGCCGGCGGCGCTTCTTCGGCAAGGAGCTTCTCTGGGAAATCCCCGTCGCCATCGGCATGGCGATTATTGGCGAGGGGATTGCAAGCTATCTCGGGCTGGGCCAGCCGGTCAGCACGGGACTTGTGGCCACGCTTGCCTATCTCGGGCCGCGCGGGGCGGAAGCACTGCTCACGGCCTGGCTTTGCCGGAAGAAGTGATCCTGTAGCCTGCCTGCTGCCCGATCCTATCCGCCGCATCATCTACGACCTTTTGGACGCCGTCCCGCCCCAGGACGGCGTCTTCATTTTGCAGGAGAGACCAGCATGACCCCGTTCGAGATTGCCCGTGGGCTGATCGGCACGACCGAAGGCAAAGGCCCCGAGAACAATCCCGCCATCATGGCAATGTATGCCTCTGTAGGCCATGACTGGGTGGAGCATGACGATGTGGCCTGGTGCGCGGCCTTCATCGGACACTGCCTCGAGGCTGCCGGCATCGGATCGACCCGCAAGTTGACGGCGCGATCCTATCTCGATTGGGGTGACCCGGTCGAGTTTGCGCAGGCGCGGCAGGGCGACATCGGGGTCATTCCACGGGGCCGGTCGACCTGGCAGGGTCATGTCTTCTTCATCGACCGTATCGAGGGGGCTTGGGTCTGGGGGCTTGGCGGCAATCAAGACAACGCAGTGAACGTCAAACGCTACCCGGTCTCGAAGCTTCTGGGCGTGCGCCGGGCCACTCTGGTTGCGCTCCCCGTGACGCAAGCGGAGACGCGGCCCGACACGCCGCCCACGAAGCTGTCGGTGGAGGCGGTCCAGAAGCGGCTGCAAGCACTCGACTATCACGAAGTGGGCCGGGTCGATGGCAAGATGGGCCCGCGAACGCGCGGCGCAATCCTCGCCTTCCGCGATGCCGAGGGGCTGCCGCTCGATCCGGTGATCGACACCGCCCTGGTGACAGCGCTCGCGGCCGCCAAGCCTCGTGCTGTTGCGCCGGAACGAGCGCAGGGTCAGCCTGCGGGTTCACGGATCGTGGCGGCCGCCAATGCGCAGATTGTGCTTGGGGCTGTCGGATCAGCGGGCGTTCTGATGAGCCAGTTGGCGCCCCTGGTAGCGCAGGCCGAGGAGGGCAGAACGCTGGCCGGTCGTATCCTCACACTTATGGGGCTTGGCGCGCATTCGAACACCCTCCTGCCGATGCTCGGTGCGGCGATCTTCCTTGGGGTCATCGTGTTTGCCTGGAAGGCACGCGCGGCCCGGATCGAGGATCACCGCACCGGCAAGACGCTGTAGGCTTGTCCATGCCAATCGCGCAGAGTTCCGCAAAATGGCAACGCGCCCTCAGTTCTTGCCGCAGCACTGCTTGTATTTGCGCCCAGAGCCACAGGAACAGGGATTGTTGCGGCCCGGGCGCGGCTCGGCCTTGAAGGGCTGGCCCGGCAGGTTGGCCGGCATCTGCCCGGCAAGTTCGGGCCGTGAGTGGTGCAGGATCGCGGCGATGCAGTTCGGGATCAGGTCTGGTGCCTCGAGATCGATTGCGTCGATTTCTTCATCGGTGAACTTGCTGTTCCCGGTGTAGATGTCCTGCAGCGCCATGATGAAGATCATGGTCTCGCGGGTCTCCTCATCGGCCCGCTCGAGCAGGTCCTCCCAAGCCTTCGGCCGCAGGGCCATGGCGCGGGTGAACCCGTCGATCCAAGGCTCCCAGAGGGTCTCGTCGCTGTTGGGATCAATCTCGTAGATCGGCTCGATCCAGAGCGAGCGGGTGATCCGGGCGGCGATATCGTTGTAGTGTTCCATCACCGCGTCGATGGTCGCCTGCGCCGTCTCGAGATCGGGGAGTTGCGCGTCCCCGGTGACGCCCCAGACCTGTGAGAGCCAGTCCGAGGGCGGGATCATCTCCGGGCAGGCCAGAACACCGGTCAGAAACCCGTCGAGTTCGCTGACCGACATGGGGTCATTCTCGAGCGGCAAGGCGTCGAGCAGGTCTTCCAGGCGCTCGAGCCGCTCTTCATCCAGTTCCAGATCCTGATCCCTGTTCTGACCCATGTCCCGATCCTTCTGCAGCCTGCCCAAATCCTTAGCCGCGCGGACCTGCGGCCACAATCAAGACCGCTCTGGCGCACCCGGGAGACCTGCATGACCACATCGCTTCAGGAGGGGCCGGTTATTCTGATCGGCTACGAATACCGGCTGCAGCTTCAGGCGGAGGCGGACCTCTTTCCGGACGGGGCGAGCTTTGCCGGGCAGATGCGCAGCGCGATCAGCGCCGCGGGCGTCCTCGCGGATCTTTCCAGCGCGGCCGGAAGTGTGCGGCGCGTCGATGGTCGCACCCTCGAGATCATCGTCGCGCCTGCCGTTACCGGGGCCCTCACCTCCGGCACCGTGGTACTGGACCTCGTGCGCACCGATCTGACGCCGGACCGCCATCTCGGCTTCCTTCTGGAAATCCCCGTGGTGCTGCCCGTGACGAGGCTCCCCGCATCCGGGGAGCTCTGAGCCATGCCTGGAGCGCTTGATCTCAGGCCCCTGACCGGGCCGATCCGCCTGCATCTGAGCGCCAGTGAACCGGTCCGGCTGCGCCTGCTGGCGGGGCCGGTCGGTCTGCGGCTGCTCGGCCAGCCTGGTCCGCAAGGTCGGGCGGGCCCCCAAGGTGACAAGGGTGATCAGGGCGCGCCCGGGATCACCGTTCTTCCCATCGACACCCCCATCAACGGAGGCTTCTTCTGATGGCCAATACGATCCAGCTCAAGCGTCGCCCCGCTGGCAACGCCGGGGCCCCAGCGGCTTTGAGATCAGGCGAGGTCGCCCATAATGAGGTCGATGACACGCTTTACGTGGGCAAGGGCGATGACGGGGCGGGCAATGCCACGGCCGTGATCCCGCTCGCAGGCAAGGGTGCCTTTGTCGATCTAGCGGGCACGCAGAGCATTGTCGGCCCGAAAACCTTCACCACCCCTCCGAAATCCACCGAGGATGCCACGGGCGCCACCGACCTCGTGCGCAAATCCCAGCTTGATGCCGGAATTGCCGGGCGGGCCGCACTCAGCCATGCCCATGCAATTGGGGAGGTCACTGGGCTTCAGGCGGCGCTTGATGCCAAGGTCGGGCTCGCCTCGCCTGCGCTCACTGGCACGCCCACGGCCACGACGGCTGCGGCGGATACGAACAGCACGCAGCTCGCGACGACCGCCTTTGTCCTGGGCCAGGCGGCGGCGACGGCGCCTATAATGGATGGCACAGCCGCGGTAGGCACGGCCCCCCGATTTGCCCGCGCCGATCACGTCCACCCCACGGACACGTCGCGCGCGCCACTGGCATCGCCGGCTTTTAGCGGAACCCCCACCGCACCGACGGCTGCGGTTGGGACAAACACGACCCAGATCGCAACGACCGCCTTCGTGCGGGCCACACGGCTGGATCAGTTGGCGGCGCCCGCGGCCGATCTTGGCCTTGGCGGTTATCGCCTGACGGGCCTTGGCGATCCGCAAGGCGCGCAGGATGCGGTGACCAAGGCCTATGTTGATCTCACGGTACAGGGGCTTGAGCCCAAGCAGTCGGTGCGCGCGGCGAGTACGGCCACGATTGCGGCGCTTTCCGGACCGATGACTATCGATGGCGTGGCCCTGGTCGCGGGGGACCGTGTTCTGGTGAAGGATCAGACGACGGCGAGCCAGAACGGGATCTATGTGGTTGCGGCGGGGGCCTGGGGTCGCGCGGCAGATGCCGATGTCTGGGGCGAGTTGGTCTCGGCCTATGTCTTTGTCGAGAGCGGCGCGGTGAATGCCGATCTCGGCTATCTCAGCACGGTCGATCCGGGCGGGACGCTCGGCACGACGGCGGTCACCTTCGTCCAGTTCACCGGGGCGGGTCAGATCCTCGCAGGGGCCGGGCTCACCCGGTCTGGCAACACGCTGGATGTGGGCGCAGGCGCCGGGATTGCCGTGGCGGCCGATACGGTTGCGCTGAGCGGTCAGGCGCTTGCGTTGCACAACCTTGCGACCAACGGTCTTGTGGCCCGGACGGCGGCCGCGACGGTCGCGGCGCGGTCGATTGCGGTGAGCGGCGCGGGTCTTTCGGTCACGAACGGTGATGCCGTCGCCGGAAACCCGACACTCAGCCTCACCGCGGCCCTCGCAACCGTCGGAAATTTGACACCTGCCGCGGATCGGCTGACCTATTACACCGGCGCTTCGGCTGCGGCCCTTGCGCCCCTAACGGCTTTTGCCCGCACTTTACTCGATGATGCCGATGCGCCAACGGCGCGCAGCACGCTGGGACTTGGCACACTGGCCACACAATCCTCATCGGCCGTTGCGATCACCGGCGGTACGGTCGACGGCATAGCGCTGGACGGCGGGCTCTTCTGATCGGCTCCCAGTCGACCTTGTGCCTTTGAGCTCATCTCGACGGGACGATCTGCGTCGGGTCCTGCGGGCCCGCCCGTCATCCTCGCCATTCCCTTCAGAACCCGGGAACTCCGATGCCCAGCACCATCCTCCTGAAACGCTCTGCAATCGCCACGAAGGTGCCGACCACCGCCCAGCTCGATCTGGGTGAGCTGGCCGTCAACACTCGGGACGGAAAGCTCTTCCTCAAGCGCTCCGACGGCAGTGAGGAGATCATCGAGGTCGGCGCGCGCTGGGGCGCCTTCACCGCGCAGGCGGACGGCGCGAGCCTGACTTTCCGCTACAACGGCACCGACATCATGACGATCGACGGTTCGGGCAATCTGGTGGTCTTGGGCGATGTGACCGCCTTCGGGAGCCCGTGATCCATGCCGCTTCCTCTAACCGGACCGCTCTCCCTGTCGCAGGTCAATCTTGAACTGGGCCGCGCGGCATCAACCACGATCTCGCTCGGCAGTGCCGCGGTGCGCGGGCTTGCGGGGATTACCTCGGGTCCCATCGGCAAGAGCAGTTTGCGTGGTAAGGCGGCGCAGTTCAGCCACACCATCACGGCCAATCAGCTGCATCTGAACCTGCGCAGCTATCTCCTCGGCGTGGGCTGGGATGGGAGCAGCAGGGTCGAGGTGACGGTCGCCTCCGGCATCTACATCTGGTCTGACAACACTTCGATCCCGGCGCTCGACATGGGCGGGGCCTTCCCCGGAGGCCTGACGCTCGTCAACCGTGGCTTCATCATGGGCAAGGGCGGGGATGGCGGATACATGCAGGCAGATCGCACCACCTATGTCGGCCCCACTGCCGGCGGGCCGGCGATCGCGCTGCGGGGGCCGATCATTATCGACAATACCATCGGTTATATTGGCGGCGGCGGCGGTGGGGGTGCCGGAATGACTGGGGCCCCCCTTGCGATCTTTATTACCGGCATTCATTGCCCGGGTGGGGGTGGCGCAGGCGGGGGGCGCGGTGGCCCTATGCCCTTCGGCACAACGAGCAGCGTCGTTTTGGGCGGCTTTGGCGAAGGTGGGGCCATTGGCCAGCCGGGATCCGTTAACACGGCTTCGAACACTTGGGCGGGTCAAACGATCGCCACCCATGGCGGTGCGGGCGGGGCAAGTGGCGCGGGCGCGATCCAGGGCAGTGGTATCTAATCGAACGATCAAGGGAGACGATCATGGGAAGCGGCGGCAGCAGTGGTCCTTTTAAGATTGCGGGCATCTCGGGGCAGGGTGGGGGGCGCATCCTCCCCGGTACTGTGGGCGGCGTGGGCGAGTTGATCTTCTCTACCCCGCGCACCAATATCACGGCTTCAGTTACGGCTGGATCTCCCGACCGCCGCCCAATGCCACCCTTCGGCTGGGTAATCGACACGCTCTTCGCAGCCCCCGGCGGTGCGCCAGGTGAAGCCGGTCAGGGGGACAGCTTTGTCGTCTACGTCGCCCGCAACGCCAACGATGGTACGCTGGCACCGATCAAACCGCTTTCGGGCGGTGGGGGCGGCTGGGGGGCTGCTGGCGGGGCCGCAACACGCTCCCTAGCCGACTTTACGGCGCAGGCTGGTGGCAATCCTGGTGCAGCCGGAGGCAAAGCCATCGCAGCTAACGGGCACGCGATCACCTGGATTGGGGGATCAGCCCGCGCATATGGAGCCATTGGATGAAAACATCTTTGCAGTTCTTCAAGGACATGGGCGTGTGTGACGGTGCCTATGCGGTGTTGGAACGGGTATTCCTGACCGCCGGTGTCTCCGAGTTCGATTATGCCACGGGTTACGAGCTTATGCTCGGCATGATGGACGAGTTGGAGATCGCCGCGGCTGAAAGCGGTGAACCCGGTCACGACGCCGCCGCCGGTTGGCTGAAATGGTGCCACGACCTACGCACCCGCCACGAGGCCATCACCTACTTCGGCGATCATATCGAAGAGAACCTCTACCGGACTTCTGATGGTCATCTCCACGAAACCTACGAGGCCGCTGCGGACCATCGGCGCCGCGTCTTTTCTGAGTTGCGCCGTGACCATTCTGCCGCGCGCGTGATCAACGGGGTGCGTCTTGGCGAACACGGCGCCGAGGTCTGGGAGGTCGTTGTTTCTAGTAGTGGTGACCTCGCCGGTTACGACGCCTTCGTCTGGCACAACAGCAGCACCGGGCTGAACCATCGGACCGAGAGCCTCGATGAAGCCATCCTATTCAACTCCGAGCAAGCCAAGATCCTTGAGCGGATCAACGCCGCGGAGGCAGCCGCGGGGATTGAGCGCAGGATTTCGGATGAGAGTGGGCAGTTTGCCATTTGGTTGGGGGTGGATGGCGGATAGAAAAAGTGTCAGCCACGTTGTGTATTTCGAGACAATCGCGCTCGACACTGCGACGCATTTTGCCTTCCGGGAGGAATGCATGTCATGCCCGGTCGTTCAGCTCTGCAAGGGATCGTGCATGTTCCTCGAGGGGGAGTTCTTCAAGCAGAGCTGCGCGAATGAGTTTGCCTTCAATA